TACTATCTCTGGACTTGAACTGCATCCTGCCAACCAGCTTGATACAGTATTCCGCCTGGTGCGTGCTGTGCGCCGCGAAAGCAAATACAGCGTTGCGCATGTCGCTTACATCGTAGCTCAGCTTGTCGTCGTTGTAAGCGTCGTCCAGGATCTTGTAGATGAAGTCGATGCTCGGCTTCGTGCCTGCATGAATTTCCTTATTCAAGTTTCTCTTAATCAAAGTTCGCAGGCCCTTTTCACTTTGAACAGAATCGAAGTTGACTATTTTCTTCGCCTCCTTCAAGGGCAGTCCGGATGAAATATGGGCGATGGGAAGGTCGTTGCACAGCGAGAGTTTCCTCCGCAGACTGCTGTTGCCGTTGAAGACCTTGATCTCAATGTGATCCGCATAGATGCGGCTCAGCTTGCTCACATCGCCGTCATAAATATAATGCAGGTGAATGGCCTTTCCGCTCTTGCTCACCTCTGCATAGGTGGGCGGCCACTTGCCGGCTTCCTCCAGATTTTTCTCAAAGCTCTTCTCGCCGTCCGCGCCCAGAATATCAAAATCGATCACGATCAGTTGTTCCGGGGTCTTCACGTAGTGGGGCTTCGAAGTGTCCAGGTCACGCAGCTTCGTTCTCACGTTCTCCCATCGCTTGGAGGGAGTTCCTGCGTCGTTTGCGTACTGAGCCGGACAATCGGCGTACTCTACGTCAAATATGGATGGCTGCTCCTTGAGATCTATGGTCGGAGTCGGCTCGTTTCTCTTTTTCTCTGGCTTCTCTTCCTCGAATTTCTCGGTTCGGAAGCCCTTGTAGTAGCTCCTGACGCGCGTTCCGTCAGGGAGCATTTCGCGTTCCTTGTACTCGCGGAAGTAGTTCTTCAATTCCTCCTTGAACGCACGCTGAGAATATGGATAGGCAACCTTCGCATCCTCGCAGTACGCCTTGTACATTACCCAGGCCGCCTTGAGCGTCGTCTCATCCTCCTTGCGAAACACAGCCCAGCTGTCCATCACAAAGTTGTAGAAATCGTTGCTCGCTCCCAGCATGCTCAGAGGAATATAATCGTCGTACTCATCCGGGTGGTCCAGGTACTCTTCCATACAGTGATTGGCGATGGCGCCCAGCTCAAAGGTGATCTGTTTCATCAGCTGCTTGTACTCATGTGGCTTCAGCTTCTCGCCGGTAGGGCTCACATCGATCAATCTTCTGATCAGACCGCTCTTTGCGTCCGTGATCTTCACTGGCCGGTTGGTACCCATGAACAGAAAGCACTTGAAGCTGTTGGAATATAGTCCCTTGAACTTTTCGTTCACCGTCATCAGCTCATGGGATACCAGGCTGTTCAATCGCGTGTTATCCTCGATTCGGCTCAAATCGCCATCATGCTGGATCGCAACCAGCGGGTTCGTCTTGAAGGATTCCAGCGCAAAGCTGTTGCTGGCCTGTCCCAGCGCCTTCGCGTCGAATACGCTGGTATAACCTTCAAACAGCTGCTGGATGATGTTCAGAACGGTGGATTTACCGGTTCCCGCAGCACCGTAGAAGACCATGAACTTTTGAAGTCGTCGGCTGTCACCGGATACGATGGAACCAATGGCCCACTCGATCTTTTTGCGCTCCTCCTCGGAATACAAAACGCCCAGAAGCCGATCCCAAGCGCTCGTATCTCCCTTCTCCAAAGGGTAGGGGAGCCGCTTGGAAGCATAATCCTTCCGGGTCGTTTGGGTATTCGAGAATATCAGCTTTTCGTCCAGCATGTGGAAGGAGTCCCTCATTTGCCGCTGGCAATACTTGTGCCACGCATCGATCATGCCGCTTTCGGCGTCCCACAGATGCAGCACCTTGTAGCCGTTTTCAAACCGCTGTCCGTTTTCCTTGGCGTATCGATCAAGCTCCCTGTCGATGATGTCTATCGCGTCCTGTTCGCTGGTGGACCACAGGCCCTTCTCTTCTACCCAAATGGCGTAGAAGTCGCCGCCTCGAATCATCAGATACTCGCTGGGATTCCTGATGATAAACTTTGGATAGATTTCAACGACGCCCCGCTTTGTCGGGCGGGTAGAGATCATCAGAAAGTCGATCATACCTTATCCCGCCATTTCAATTCTTTTTATGCGCTCCTCCAGCTCGTCGATCCTGTGCTTGGCTTCGACCGCCACGCCGACCAGAACGCCGCTCAATAGCGACAGCATGAATATGCTCGCTTTGCACTGCTTCACCTTTCGGTTCAGCTTCGTTCTGAAGTAGACATCGTCAAGATCGAAAAATATAATGTCTTTTCTGGGCATCAGTAACTCCTCCTCCCGTAGATATTCTCATTCAGGTACCACATCATCTGATACCAGATTTCAGCCGAGCGCATGTCGTATCCGCTGTTGGATATCGTGAACAGTCCGCCTCGGCCGTCAGGCAGATACTCCCTTCGCATAAAGCGAACCAGAATATCTGCGCTGGCGACCTTGTCGAAATGCCCATCATCCATGCTCATGAGACCCAAACTTTCGATCATTTCAAAGAACCATTTTCCGGTCCGGTTCCCGCTGTCCGGGTCGTCCGTAATATGCTCTTCACAGCGCTGCGCCAGCGCCACCATCATCTCAAGCAGGCTGCATGGCTGATCCGCAAAAACATCGTCGATCATGCGCTCGTCGTAGCCGGATTCATAGGCGAACCGGTAACGAAGATCCATGCCGTCGTCGGCCCGGTTGCCATCCATTTCCAGAATATAAATGAACTCTGTCTCGTGAAGCAGACGGAAGAGTTTTCTCCAGGACAATCTCCTTGAATACTTTCCGTCGCACACGAGCCGGATCATCCATTCAAAGTATTCGTTCAGGATTCTGTCCCGGTTACTCTCCGGCCTCACTCCTTTCACTCGGATCGCCAAATATCATTCACCTCGTCACTTGGCCAGATAGGGTTTCTCTCGAAGTACATCGGCATAGCTGCGCTGATCCATCAGGATCTCATAATCGACCTTCAGACGGTCGTTGCGCACAAACACGCTGTCGTCCTCGTATTCGCCGAAGTGCGTCAGACTGTCCTTGCCGATGGTTTCCTCGATCTCATCCTCATCCATGGCCCGGTCGTTGTCGTCCGTAACCGTCCCATCCGAGTAGTAGGTCAGGCTGATCTCATCGTATCCGTCCTGATCGCCGAACTCATCGGGAGAGATCACATGCGGCGCCTGAATGGGCGCTGGTTTCTTCTCCTCCGTGTAACCCAGGTTAGCCGCATACTGGCTGTATGCCTTGCGTTCCTTTTCCGTGGGCTTCGGAGGCTTCTTTTCCGGCAGCGGGTGCTCTTTGCGAAAAGCCGCCTTGACGGAATCGATCTCGTCCTGCACCAGCTGTTCATACTTGTCCTTCATCAGTTTGTTTGCCGCGACGAATCCAACCGCGCCGCCAGCTGCGAAGGATACAAATGCCACAAGTCCTTTGTTCATATTTCATTTTCCTCACTTTCTCCGTTCATCATGACATCGGCCTGGTCTCGGGAGGTGAACTTTTTCAGACACTGACGATAATAGGTATCCGTCGTTCGTCCGTCGTACAGGCCCTTGTCATAGGCCGAGCATTCCCTGCGGCGTTGCTCGTGAGCCGTGTATTCGGAAATCTGACGCCTCAGACCGTCATTCTCCTTGAGGATATGGTGATTCTCGGAAACCTGTTTCTTATTGCCTTCCAGCAGAAACAGCACCAGCATGGATAAGGCAGTGATGATAAACGTCAGAACAACAGCACCGATCATAATTCTCGCGCCGCAGGGGCGCTCCCTCCTTTTCTTTCGGCTCCGCCTCCGCTTACAGCGGGTCGCGGCTACAGGCGGCCAAGCATTCTGTTTGTCTCGCCTTAGTCGCCCTGCGGGCTCCCTCATTCATTCTTGATCGTAAAGACAGTTACAGCCAATCCTCCGAACAATGCGGACGCGCTTAGCAGGACGCCGCCGATGATGTGGCGCTTGCGTTTGGTGTCCAGCATGTTGTCCAGGGAAAAAATAAAGGCATCCAAATAGTCCATTAAATCATCCTTTCTTGGATTTGGTGAGTACAGCGACGCCGCCGATCAGGCAGACGCCGGCCATTGCCGCGAACATCAGACAGGTTGCGGCCTTCAGGGCGGTTTCCACGGTTGCACCTCCTCCCAAAAATATAAATGGAAGGGCCTATCAGTCGGTGATAAGCCCCTTGTTCTGCGCGTGATCCAGGATGCTGCCGTCTACATTGAAGTCCAGCAGGAAGACCTTTTCATAATCTCCAGGCCGATCGCTGCGCTTGCGATAGACCTCCTGAATGCCGAAGTCAACGTAGTTGTCTCCGTGGTCGTCATCGTTTTTGTCATAGACCCAGCCGACGGCCTGGCCCGCGATGCTCTTGTCGATGCCCAACATATCGTAGACATCATTCAGGAACAGGAAGCCATTCGCCCTCAGCATGTGATTTGCCAGCTCTTCCTGGGCCTTGAGGAAGAAGGCATTGTAGTCGGCGTTGGGCTCGGCGGCTTTCGCTTCGCCGACGCAGAAGTAACGGGCATAGTCGGAGAGCCCGGAGCCCGTCACAGTGACTTCCTTCTTGACCTTTTTCTCCTTGCCGTTCTCATCCGTCTCAACCACCTCGATCTTCTCCTGGTGGCTTCCGAACCGGAGCTCTTTGTCGATCTCCTCGCCGAACTTTTCGATTACCCGACCGCGATACTGCTTGTAACTGGCATCGATGGTCGCGTATGCCGCAGCCAGCGCCATGTTCCGCTTCCGCAGGATGTTGTTGCCGGTCAGGATGCTGATGATACTCAGACTTCCGATGGTTACGGAAGGCCCGTACAACTTCACAATGCCGAGTCCGGTCTTCAAATATACATGGGTCAGTTCGCGCTTTTCAGCGTGCTCGTCCTTACCCGTCGCATACTTCTTATGAACGGCTTCGGCGTTCTGCTGGTGCGCCTCCAGTACCGGGTCCAACTTGCGCGTCGCTTTGCAGGCCATTACCGCGCTGGTCACGACGCCGAAGATGCCAGTGACCACCAGGATCTCAGGACTGTGCTGTTTCGCGCTCAGCTTGCCCTTGTTGGCAAGGGCTTTCACATCGATTTTCATCTTGATTCCTCCTTAATTCTGAGCGGTAACGACGGTACTCCTTGAATGATTGTATGCGGTGGCAGTAGTCATCAGGTGCATTGCACGCTCAGCTTCCTTTTCGTTTTGCTTCTCGACGTACTCGATCAGCCGGTTCAGATACCAGCGAGCCTTCTTCAGATCCTCAAGGCCGTTCTTGTTCTTCCACCGGCACATATACTTGAGCACATTGCCGGTATTGGTCGCTTCGGCTCCGGTCAGATCCTCGGTAAAGGCTTCGATCACGTCGATGGTTTCCAGACCGCTGCTGGTCTGATAGTGGGGCGGATGATTCACGAAATCTACCGCAGGCTTAGAACTCCCGTCCATAAATATGGTATCTCCTTTCCTTTCTCGTGGGAGCGACAATGTGATTCATGTGATTCCAAAACCACCGGGTTCGCCACTTAAAGCGGCTTTTTTTGCTGGCCCATCCGCAATGATTGCATCGGATAGAGTATTCGGTGAACTTCTTGACGGCAGAACCGTCGATGACTGTCATGGTGGTGTTTCTCCATCCGCACCAGGGGCAAGCCCTGAGTTTCATCCGAATCATAAGTCATCCCTTCTTTCGGCTCCGTGCTCGCTTACGCGGCCCGCAGCTACATCCGGCAAAATATGATTTTGCTCGGCTTAGTCGTCGCTTCGCTCCTCCCTCATTTACAGGGTTGTCGCTCTGGGAAGATTGATGATGTAACCGTCTCGGACTCGCTCCACGCGAGCGTTCCTCAGATCGGTCCATCCATACTTGTTATCGGTGTAATTGCAGCTGATACCGGCCATGTCGAACAGGTCGGCCACGCTGACCACCTCAAAGCGCTCCAGCAGCTCCTCCATGCGATACAGCACCTCTTCCGCGTCTCCGCGGGTCTCGAATACGATATCGTCATAGTTGTACTGCGCCTGAGCGCGGGGACGGGCATAGTCCTTCCGATCATCGGACTGATAATACTGCCGGTAGGCTACCCGTGCGCCGGGAGCTCCGGATTTGTTCCTCGCAGGCTCCCCGAGCAGCATGTTGATGCCGTTGCACACGATGTCGCTGATAGCCCGCTTGATCGAAGGAACCAGAACTTCCATCAAAATATAGCTTTTGACGGAGTCCACATCGCCGGGCATAAAGATGTTACCGGCTCTGGACAGCCCGCTCTTCTTGCGCTGCTTCACATTGCCGGTAACCACCTTTTCGGTTTTCTTCTCGGGCATCGGCTCATGGCTGTCCTGATGCTCCTTGGAACGATGGGAGTTGGATTTGTACTCTTCTGCCATGATCGCTTTCCTCCTTTACTGAGCCACGCGGAATCTGCGCTTCTTACCGATGCCCATCTGGGCCTTGAAGCCTTCTCTTGCCAGGCTGCCGGTGGTCACGCGCCGCCATACGGGAATATGCTTCTTCTGGATGTTCGCCAGCTGCTTGCGGCCCTGACTGGTGCGCTGCATTCTACGGTTCTTGGAATTAGACAGGCCGAGACCCATCACCTTATTGACATGGGGGACGCCCATGGCCTGAAGCCGGGCTTTTGCGATGGAACGCATAGATGAACGCTGACTCATTTTTCATTTCTCCTTTTCTTCTAATAGCTTGTCAGTGAAGTTGTTGATGAAGATGGCGCCAATGCCGATCAGTCCGACAACACCGATCAACTGACAGACATTGCTGAATACTCGCATGAACGACCAGATTGCCTGCTCGACGGGTCCCATAGACAACATCCTTTCTCAAGGCAAAATAAAAAAGGGAAAGCGCTTTGTTATCAGCGCTTTCGCCTTTGCGATGGGTTTACTCGTCGATCTCAGGGATCTCATCCAGATCCATGTCGTCCAACTCGACCTCAGCCGGTTCCGCTTTCTCGGCCTTCTTGGTCGCCTTCCGCTTCTGGATCGCGCCGATGGCCTTGCGCCCCAGCGGCAGCAGGACGAACTTGGTCAGCAGAGCTGCCCCAGCCAGTCCGACGCCGATGATGCCCACAGTCTTCAGCACGCTTCCCTCAGTGGGAGTCGCTTCCGTGATGTCCTCGATCGCCTCAGTGGTGATGATCTCATTCTTCTCGATGTTTTCCATGATTCTTTTCTCCTTTCGATTTTAGGGTTTTCC